CTTGAGCCCTCAAATAATGCCTTGGCTCCGTTTGCAAATCCTTGTTCTATACCTGTTGCTTTACCCTTAATTGGACTTTTTAGTTCACGTGCAAAACGCAAAATCATACGGTCAAATTCACCTAATGGAAGCATAGGCATAGAGTTTGCTAACTGACGCTGTGTGCGTGGGTCAACAACTACGCGTACTCCTTGTGGGTCCATTGCAAATCCTTCTTTGCGTAGACCAGAATGAACTTTGTAAATCTCTGACATTAGTTCATCAACCATACCGTCAATTTTATTAACATCATAGTATCCGCGTGAGAAAGCAAGTGTTCGAGCAATCTCTTTGTTTACAGAATCAATAACAATGGCACGTTCGCCATCTGTTTTGGCTGCAACAAAGCGGTCAATAACTTGACGACGATAAGCAGACGCTGGCATCATCTCACGTGTGTGAGTTTCAACAACTCTTGAGCCGTCTCTAAACAATGGAATGTCATCAAAGACTGCCATTAATTCATCTATGCCATTCATAGGACGTAGACCAGAGTTAGTAACAATACCCTTTGGCATATAAGTACCAAACTGACGCATTAAAACCGTAACTGGACCCTTCATACTTCCGCCAAGTACGCTCTCTGCTACGCCACCAACGCCAGTAAAGTCACGTTCCATAGCAGCAGTTTTAATCTGTCCAGCGCGAGAGCGTGCTGCTCCAACAATAGGACGACCAACAATTGGTTCCATTGGCTTGTAATTTTTGCCAAGAGCGAGTACTTCTGTATTAAGAAGTCCAGTTGAATCGTCAAGTTCCTGTCTTAAGAAAGCATCATAAATTTCTTGACTCTTAGGATTCTTTGCAATAGCATCATCAAAGGCTGCACTCCATCGGGCACGTTGTGCCGCTGTGTATTCTGGCATTTTGCCATCTGTAATGTACTTACCGCGAGTGATTGCAGTAGCATCACCCAGCACCCATAAGTCATCAGACATCTTTAAGCCTACTAAACGCTCAATTGCTGGGCCATAGCCCTTATCTGCAAGTAAAAAGTCCCTAACAACTGATGGGTCTTTTGTTGTTTTGATAAGGTCTGGAAGAGCAGGGTTGTAACTGTGCTTCTTTACAATACGAATAATATCAACAATGTTATCAGATGCTGCTAGGTCCATAACATCTTGACCAATTACAGTTTGATTTCCAGCGACTCCATTACTGTTAACAAAAGCAATATGGTCGGTCATATTCTTTTCAAACAAAGGCATTGCTTGGACATCGCCAGCCTTAAATGTTGTAGTAAGACCAGCACGTATTGCACCAGCCTTAGCAATGGTACCAACGCCAGAAAATGCAGCATTAATTGCTACATTCTTGATAATAAAATCGTTTGTTCCACTGATAAATGAACCTAATGAATTGTCAACAAAATTTTCTTTAACACTTTCATCATTCCAAAGATTGACCTCTGACATATCCATACCATTAATAGTAAGAATTGCAGATTCAGCGGGGCCAAGAATTCCTGGTGTTTTAATAATTGACTGACCTAGAGATACATAAGCACTTCGGTTCCAAGCATCACGAATATCGCTTAGTTGTATTCCCTTGCCATATTTCTCATCATTGTATAATGGGCTATATGGGTCTTGAAGCAAGTTTGCTGTAGATATACCACGAGCAAGTGGCGAGAACACGTACTTTTCAGCCTTTGCACCTACCTGAAGGATAGGGTCAAATGCTGCAAGAGAACCTGTAATAAACTTATCTTGTTCAGATTGAGAATACTGACCAATTTTAGACTGCTGAATTCCAATACCAGCCTGGGCTGCTTCTTCTGGAGAATATCCAGCCTTAAGTGCTTGGTTTTGCAACCCTTTTACGGTTGGCTCGACAACAAGTTGATTTGTTAATGTACCTGGAATTGCTAGAGTGGCAGTTTTTGCGCCTTTAAGAATAGAAGATACACCACTAACAATTTCTTGTTGTGCAGCAGGCTTAATTCCTAAAAAATCTGTAACAAATTTATCCCAAAATGACATTAATTCACCGCCAATGGATTAAAGTCACGATTTCCGCCGCCCTTTACATCCTGATTTGTAATAGTCATAATGAATACATCCCTATCTTCGGGCGATTTCCACTTGACCATTGCCAAAGGAATTGCGATTGCATAATGTTCATAACCTAGAGAGTTTGCAAACTTATCTAAGTGGTCAAAAAATCCATTTTCTAACCATTGCATTAAAGTATCTGTTCTCTCAGATAGTTAACAAATCGTTTGTATGAATCTGGTGCGTTAGGAATACGTGTTGCATTAAGTAAATCAGGCAAATAACGTTTGATGAGGTCAAGATTTTCAGATTGATTCATAGGAGATGAAATACGTGGAGGCAAAGCCTCTGAACCACGTCCTGCTCCAAAGTCAACACCATCTGAAATAGGTCTTCCATCTGGTTGTAATTCATCTAGTGGAGTAACTGCTCCACCCATACCTGGCATACCCGCTGATGGTGGGCTTACTGGTTTAGGTGCAGCAGCCATAGGTGCACTTGCTGCTTGTGCTTCTAATTGACCATTCTGTCCATAAGGAAATCCTGTGTAACCTGGGTTAGCCTGGCCTGATTGTCCATTTCCACCAGTTGCTGAAACATTAGCAGGGTTATATTGTGGTGCAGTTGGGCGTAATCCGCCTCTATTTTCTGCCATCGCTTCCTCCTACTTAATGTGTTTGAATTGTATTTTAGATAAATATGGGCCAGCAGTAAATGCTGTAAGTTTTGCTGCAATTTCCATTGCCTCATAAGCATCAGCACCTGCGTGCAGTGCTCCAAGTGCATAAGGTGCACCAGAACCTGCAGCGTAAACTCCACTAATGTTCTTACTTACTGCTAATTCGTGGTCAATATCAAATATTTCACCACATACTGCAATTAAAAATTGAAATCTTTGTTCAGTCTTGGGTTCATCAAAATTAAAACCATTTGATGATAAACATTTACGAAGTGAAGGCATAGCCTTTGTAATCATAAAGTGAAACAAATCTTTTTTATCTAACTTGACTGGAGTTGGTGGCTCCCATATATGTTGTGCTACATCACAGGGAAGTACTTCACCAGAACCAGCAATTAAATAACCATTTGTTTCTGAAATTTTCTTTACATTTGGATGAGTGTAGATATATCCACTATCATCTGTAACTCGGCTGTCAGCCACAAGGACACAACTGTCATCGTATTCTATACCAATTAGCGTTGTCATTGTCCCCTACCTTATTAACGTCTATTAATTGTTCTTACACTACCGTTTGCTTCTCCCGAACCTGAAAGGCTAGAAAGAATATTCATAATGCTTGGTGGTGGAGTTTCCTGTGGAGCAATTTCTGGACCACCTTGTGGAACACCTTGTGCTTCTGGTGGAATAGCGCCTCCTGCTGGAGCAGCAGTGGGAACAGGGGACGTTTGCTCAACCATTTGTTGCGCCCCAGCAGGAGGAACTGGTTGCTGCGGCGCGAATGTGGCTTCAATAGCGTCTTCTAGGGCTTGACCCTTTTGACGTGCTTTGATAACCGCAGCAATATTTCGTACTATCTCCGATGGGTCTTGTCCCTGTGTTGCCATCTGTGGAATTGCTTGAGTCATTGCAGTAAGCGAACCAAGTAATGCAGAACGCATATCTTCAATTTCAATCTTCTCAAGTTCCTGTGTTACGTTTACAGTAAATGGTAGTTCTCTCATTGCCATATCGCGTGAGATTAACTTGCCACCTAAAGCCTGTAGCATAAAGATAAGACCCTGTGCTGGGTTTAGTCCTGCAAGCATTCCATAACGAACATCAGCGGAATAATCGCCCTTGATGTCTTTAGTTGGCTTGTAAGTAATTTCATAAGGTGAACCAGAATCAACACCACGAATAGTCTTTTCTCCTGGATAAATCATTTCGTCTACACAAAAACAAACTTGAATAATGTCCCGAAGTGCTGCAGCAAAAATTGCTTGTGCAGATTTAACTTGTGTATCAAAGGCTCCCATAAGGGCCTGTACGCCTTGACCAGTAACAATAGAAGCATCTATGTTTCCAGTACGAGATTCAGGGTAACGTGTGCCAACGCGCAATTCTTGGTTAAGAATGTTTTGTTCTGTAAATGCACCCTGTGGCAAAGTAAGTTCTACTCTGCGTACACCTGCTGGATTGGCTGTACGGATAACCGCATCTCCACCCAACTGTAGTTCTTGAACATCTTGAGGAAGCACAATAGGAGCCTGAACAGATTTTTCTGCCGCTTCCATTGCAAGTAAAGCAAAACGGTTACGTAGCAATTGGATACCAAGTACATCATCAAATTGTCCACGCATTTCACCATCAATAGATGGCTTGCGTGCGATAACAACCATCATCTTGCCAAGCGGATTTGCTGCTTGAGAAAGAATTAAATTGTTTCTACGTGGTACATAGATTACAGATTGGTCTTTATCGTAATAACGAACCATCTCAATCGTTGCATTTAGGTCTTGCTTGTAACCATCTGGTCCAAGAAGTTCTCTATCATACTCTGGGAATTGAGATACAAGTTCCCCAAGTGTCATAGTATATCGTTTAGCAAATGCCACACAACGTCCATAGCGGTCAAATTCTGGGTAAGCCCCAATTGGGTTTTCTATGCGGATACGTGGCAGTTTTGCTTCATCGTCTAATTCAATAATGAAAGGGACGAATCCATATGTTAGATACCAGTCAGCGCCTGAGTACATATGTACTGCTAGGTCTGAGTGCTGGAAGTAATTAGATGCAATTCGAGTGCGCTTGTCAGCAAAAGTACGAGCACGGTCAGATACCTGGTTGGCTGCAGAACAGTTAACCGCAGGAAGCGGAGCCATAACTTCAGATAAGTCACGTGCAACAATGTCAATAAAGTTTGCTACTACGTTAGCGTCTACGCCCTCTGGAAAGAAATTAGGGTAAACCTCAGCAATTTTTCCTTTACGGACAGCAAGTACATCAAGGTTACGGGCATCACGTTCGTGACTACGGTAGCGCAGAGATTCAACTCTCGCTACTATTTGTTCTACTGATAATGCCATTGTTGTCCTAACGATTGATTAAAAAATTATTTACTTCTTTTTTTTCTTTGCTTTGTTCATTTCAACAATCTTGGCACGCATAGCGGTCTTTGACTTGTCGTT